GTGCTTATATATCAGATAAAATATTTTCAGTTATTGTTGGAGAAACTTTAACATTAAATGCTGGAACATACGGTGGTACAAATACTAGTAAATTAAATGGTACAGCTGGTTCTGGTAATACTACTTCATTATCAGGATCTACAACAGGAAGTATATTTTCATTAACAGGTGGAGGCGGAGCATCTGGAACAGGTGGAGGTGGTCAAGGTCCAATTAGAACTAATACTGCAGGAACTGCTGGAATTTCAACTATTTCAGGAACTGCAATTACATCTGGATCTTTTAATCAATCAGGTGTTGTTGTAACTGTTTCAACATGTACAGGTGGACCTGTAGGAACTTTTAATCAATCAGGTAATGGAGCAGATGGTGGTAATAATGGAAATTGTGGTGGAGATAACTGTCAAATAGGTGGAAGTACTGGTGCAGCCTCTTATGCAGGAAATATTTCAGGAGGAGCAGGATCTCCTCAAGGACAAAACGTTAACGCTACTGCAGGAACAAGAGGTTCTGGAGGTGGCGGTGGTGGAGCTCAATATGGTAATCAAGGATATGGTTTTTGTACACTGGGTGCTGTTGGTGGAAACGGTGAAATTGTATACAGATTTCTAAGAGTTTCTTAATTGACTTTATTTAAATAAAGTATATTCATTAGTAATGGGCAATATATCCAAGTGGTTTGGTAAAGCTATTTATATTACAGCTTTAGATAATTTTAAAGAAATTAATGAAGAAATAATTCCATTAATTAATAAAGAAATTACACCGACCAATATTCAGTATGCACGGACTACGGACATTAAACCACATGAATTACAATCTATAAATGATGGTATCCACCGTGATGAAAGATTTAAAAAGTTATTTGATGCAATTCAACCAAAGATAATAGAAGCATTAGAAACCCAACATCTTAGTTTAGAATTATTAGAGGTTTATATAACTAAGGCTTGGGCAACGTTTGCTGTTAAAGATCAGTATATTCATTCGCATAGACACATGGCTTCTCATTATAGTTTTGTTTATTATCCTTATGCAGAAGAACAAGGTGACTTAGTATTCCTAGATGATGAATTATGTAAAATTGGATTAAACATTCCAGTAAGAAAAGAATACTTTAGTAAATTTACAGAAGTAAATTATGCAAGTGCAATCTACCCAGCTAAAACAGGAAACTTGATTGTATTTCCAAGTATGATATTTCATGAAACTCAAGTAAACACTACTAATAAACCTAGAATATCAATTTCTGGTGATATTATGCTAACAATGAAACCTAATGTTGTATCAGAGCACAATATACCAAGTCCTGCAACGTGGAAGAAATTAGGCTCTTAATTTACTAGTGAGGTATTTTAGTATAAAATACCGAATATGCCTTTAGTTAAGATACCATTAAAATCAGGGTTTAATAAACAAGCCACTGCTTCTCAAGCTATGGGCGAATGGATTGATGGTAATAACGTTAGATTTAGATATGGATCTCCTGAAAAATTAGGGGGTTGGGAACAGATTACAGATAAATTAATAGCTGGCGCTGCAAGAGCACAATGGTCGTGGACCGATTTAACTGGCAGACGTTACGCGGCTCTCGGAACAAATAAATGTTTATATGTTTATGATGCAGATAGTTTATATGATATTACACCTTTAGATACAGACAGAACATTAACAAGCTGTACATTTACATCTACAACAGGATCTAAAACAGTTACAGTTAATAAAGCTTCACATAATTTAGAAATTGGAGAATACATTTTATTTACTTCTGTAACATTACCAGGTGGTGGAGTAACTAGTTTTGTAGCTTCTGATTTTACAACAAATACATTTGAAATTATTTCAACTCCTACAAGTGGAACATTTACAATAACAATGGCTGTAACTGAAACAGGAACAGGAATGTCCTCTCAAGGATCAGCTACTACAACACCTTATGTTAATCCAGGTCCATTAGTTGCATCATTAGGATATGGTTGGGGAACAGGTACTTGGGGTTTATCTACGTGGGGAACACCAAGAACAACTTCTAATGCAACCATTGATGCAGCCGATTGGTCATTAGATAACTTTGGAGAAAATTTAATTGCAACTGTTAAAAACGGCAAGACATTTATTTGGTATCCAGCAAGTGGTGCTGGAACTGCAAACAGAGCAACACTAATTCCAAATAACCCAACAGCTACTATTCAAACTATAGTATCAGATAGAGATAGACATTTATTACATTTAGGAACAGAAACAGCTATTGGAAATCCTAATACTCAAGATCCAATGTTTATAAGATTTTCTGATCAAGAAGATATTGAAGACTATGTACCAACTTCTACAAATACAGCGGGTACATTTAGATTAGATGACGGTACAACTATTGTTGGTGCCGTAAGAGCAAAAGATTATATATTAGTTATTACAGATACTGCAGCTTATACAATTCAATTTGTAGGGCCTCCTTATACATTCAGTATAAGAAAAGTAGGTTCTAATTGTGGACTTATTGGTAAACATGCTTTAGCGTTCGTAAACGGAGCTGTTTGGTGGATGGGTGATTCTGGAGGATTTTTTAAATTTGATGGAACAGTTAGTGATGTATCTTGTTTAGTAGAAGACTTTGTATTTAAAACTCTAGGTACGGACAATTTAGGAATTAACTTTTCACAAGGTTCACAAGTATATTGTGGATTAAATACTTTATATACAGAAATAAATTGGTTCTATTGTAAAGCGGGAGTAACAAATATAGATAGAGTAGTTACGCTCAATTATGAAGAAAACTCATGGGTTACTGGAGATTTAGCTAGAACTACATATGAAGATTCTAAAGTATTTAAATTTCCATATGCAACTAAATATGATACAACAGCTACACCAACAGTACCAACTATTAATGGAGCAACAGCTGGAGCTTCTTATTATTTCATTCAAGAAAAAGGTAAAAACGAAATTATAAATACAGGTGGAACTACAACTAACGCTATAGCTGCTTATGTTAGATCAGGAGACTTTGAAATAGATCAGGATGGTAATGGAGAGTATTTCTTAAAGATTAGAAGATTTATACCAGATTTTAAAAACTTAGAAGGAAGTGCAGACGTTACTATTTATTTAAGATCATATCCTGCAGATACAACAACTGTTAAAGGAGAGACATTTATAGGACCATTTACAATAGACACATCAACTGATAAAGTAGATACTCGCGCTAGAGGAAGACTTGCTAGTATTAGAATAGATAGTGATGCTATAGATGATAACTGGCGCTACGGAATATTTAGAGTGGATATACAACAAGATGGTCTTGGTGGTAGTTTCCCTCAAACATAATTATGGCTACATATAAATTTTATTATCTTATTTCTGGGAGTAATGGTATTCAACAAAAAGAATACATATCTTCTTATAATATAAATCAAGTTAAACCTTATTTCTTAAGTGATACTCCTAATGTTACAGAAGTACGTAGGATTGATATATTGGCAGATCCAGACGGTATCAATACAGATGAAGCTTTAGGATATAATTAATGGCAAAAATTAATTTATACATACCAGAACCTAGAGAACCTTATACTGTTGATAACTTTAGACAAATTAATCAAGTATTAGAAACTTTACAAAATCAATTAAATACAACTTTTCAAGAAGATTTAAATGAAGAGCTACAAGCATTTAACTGGTTTTTAATTGGAAGCGGTGCAGAATGACAATAGAATATAAAAGTCAAACTTATAGATTAGCCACAACAAATTTAACTACCACACTTACAGTTAATGCAACAACTAGAACAATTGTAAAAGAAATTAGTGTTTCAAATATACATAATAATACAGTAGATTGTAATTTTTATTTAAATAAAACTAATGGAAGTGCTATATTTTATCATGTTAAAGCTGCTGCAGATTCTCATGATAATGCTGTACATAATACTTTAGTATTAGAAGAAAGTGATTATTTAACTTTTCAAGCTACTGTATCTAATGTAATATCAGGACAAATTTCTTATGCTTTATTAAGTAGAAAAAATCAGAATGGCTAGAAAAGTAAGTAACGGTTCAGGATCTTTTGTTAAATATACCAATAAAAAAAGACCTGGTAGACATTCAAAAAGCCCAAATAAAAGAAACGACCATAAAGAATATCGTGGACAAGGTAGACGATAATAGTATATATTAAAATTTATGGATTATAAAACAATAAT